CTTTGGCATTTAATTGTACAACTTCACCTTTAGAGTTAAGAAATTGATGCATTGTTCATTCTCTCCTTAGATAGCGGTTTGCACTGCAACACGGATTAAATCACCATCACCAGTGGCGGCATCTAAAGCTTTACCGCAAGCTAATCCACTGTTAGCAGTTGCTACTTTACCCGTAGCATAAGCATAGTCTACAGCCGCACCTGCTTCAATAGCAGCAGAGGCAACCATATACATAAAAGCACCAGTGATAGCGATTTCTACAAGGTCACCAGCGACAATGCCATCGTTTTTCACAGGGTTAAATACCACGAGGCCAGCGCAAGCAGTATCACCGCTTGCAGATTTGACTACGTGGGGAATTCCTACAGAAGTAGACACCAATTTAACAGCATCACCCGCTTTAAGAGTGCCCGCTTCGGTGGAGTCCACTACGGCAGAAATAACAGGCGAATTGGCCGTCAAAAGCGCAATTTGCCCACGTTCAGCAGTTTGTTGGAACTGGTTTAAGTTTTGAGCCATTTTAGTTCTCCTTTAATTTATTTAGCCGAGCCGTATCTTTCCTGGCCACGGGCTAATTTACGGGACATAGTATCTACTACCTGTCCTTGAAATCCTTTTAGATTGGCTTTTTCTTCAGCTTCCAGAAGGTCTTTGGCATTGTGTTTGGCATCCAGATGTTCCATTACATATTCATCTAATGCTTTACCAGTAAGCCCTTTTTTCTTACCTTCTTCAATAAGAGGTTGGGCTTTCTTTAGCCATTCAGCATCTTGGTTTTCTTTATCTTCTTTATCTTCTTCTGGCTTCTTTTCTTCTTCATCAGCCCCTTCTTTTTGGGCTTCATCTTTGTCATAAGCAAATTTCTCTAGCTTTTCAGCAATAGTACGAACTTGTTCCTCAGAAGCCCCAGCTTCACCAGCGATAGCCATAATTTGACGGATAAGTTCACGTTTATCTTCTACTTCGTTCTTTTTATCCTCTTTTGGCTCATCTTTAGGTTCTTCTTTGGGTTCTTCGGCTTCGTTTTGTTCCTCAGGTTTTTCTTCCTCAGGTTTCTTTTCTTCGTCGTCAGCATTGGAACATTTATCTTCGTATGCCTTTACCAAGTCAGCTACGGTCATATCTTCACCGTTTACTTTGACCACTTTTTCAAATACATCTTCATTGTGGCAGGCATCCTTTTTTTCTTCCTCGGCTTTCAACTTTTCTTCAACAGAGTTCACCATTTCACCAATAGAAACGGCAGACCCATTAGAAAGTTCTACCATTACTTTGGAAAGGTCATCACTGTTAGTTACTTCTGTTTTTTTGAACAGTTTGAACATAGTTTTGCCTTCTCCTTTAGTATTTTCTAGCTCTTTTAGTTGAGCACGTTTTTCTTCTTTATACATCTTAAATTGTTCAGGTGTCATTATTTCAGCTTCTTCATAACGTGGGTTATCCACTAAAGCTAAGTGAGTATAATGTCCCTTCATAATTTCTCTATTATACGGGATATTATGCCATTCTCCACCGATACCGAATTCATCTGGTACATAGGCGTTAGATACCTTCCAGCCCTTTCGGACAGCTTCCTGGCCTTTATCTGATACGATAATCATTTTGGCCCAATGGCAGCCATCCTCAGGCAAATAAAAGCTTTCTGCGACATAGCCGTCGGCTTCTTCTTGTAGGTTTTCTAGGTTTACTTCTTGATGATTGACGTAGATGGGTTTCCCTGCAAAGGTTTTATCCATCTCTTTGAGGGCTTCTTCACCGATTAAGATAGTTTCATCGGCGTAAGCGCACACACCTGGGGCGATGTGTTTACAATAAAATATCTTCGGTTCTTCCTTGGCGTTGTGGAAAAAGTTAAACATTTTATAGGGTCCTATGTTCGGCATTATAGCATTTTTTTAAGCTTTTGTCAACGGTCAGGTTGAGGATTTGCTTGGCCTAATAAGTCTTTAGTTCGCCAATATAATTCTTTATCCATTTTGGCAAAATCTTTCTTTAAGCTTTTTAATCCTTTCTCTGTCCTATATCTTTCATCAATACGCTCATATTTATCATAAGCGAATTGCTTTTTCTGCTTCATTAAATCTTCTAAATCACGTTTAGCTTTAGCAAATTCACGTGGGTTAGTAACGTCATATTCTTTGTTTCCGATTGAATAGTTAGGATGCCATTCTCCGTCATCCAACAAAGGTATCGCTGTACACCGACAACCCCAATCTTGGCCTGGATGTCGTCTATGCCCCTGCTCATCAACTACGGGTGGATTAGTCCAAGAAAATACTTTCCCGTTTAACCGCTTATGCATAGGGCGCACACGGCTATCTCCGCTAGTACTCCAGGTATATTTATCCACTCCTATAGATTTATAGCGTTCTTCACGGTATAAACTCATCAAAAAAGATGTTTCCTGTCGTGCTAAAAATCTTGCTTTGTTATGACTAATCTGGAAATCGTGTTCTAGTTCTTTGACTAAACTACTAGACCTATACCCTTGGAAAGTATTTTCTAGTACCCGTTTGCGTAGACGGTCAATGCTTTCTTGTGTCCAGCCATTAATACCAAGATTAACCTCATTTTCGTAGTATTTAATGATATTCTTTATCATTTCAGGTGTAAATTCAGGCGGGATAATAAAGTCTTTAATACCATCTTTGAATTGTGCTTCTAGCTCTTGGATAATCTTCTCCAGGACTTTATCCAACATAAATTCGGGGGAATTATTAACTATAGTCTGTAAATCATCCAGATGGGCATTAATCTTTTTGACTACTTCTTGCCGTTTAGTACCAGAAGTGCCAATAGCTAAACTTACTTCAGGAGTTAATTTATCAATAGTTATACGCCACGATTTTCTTCGGCTATCCCATTTAGCACCCATTTGTCGCAATTCCCGTGAAACTTTTGAATTAAACGACCCTTCAAAGTGGTCATATATATACTGTACCCTACCCTCTAAAATCGCTCTAATAAGCGGATTAGAGGCCGCTTCTTTCATTTTAGCGTTGGTTATCATCGCCTCAGGGATTATTTCCTTATTGGCTTCCCGTTCACGCTTTAGGGTGTCTTTTATTTGTTCTTGGCGGGCTTTTTGGACTTTAGGGAGTTCTAACCCAAACCAACCATCAGTAAGTTCTTCGCTTACTATCTTGAATAGTGGCTTATAGATAATCTGTGTAAAAATATGGATAATAGCTTTCTCTAATGGCTGATATAAGCTATCATCTACTTTAAGGGCTTTAGCGGCATTAAAGCGTTTCATTGAGCCCCCTATTTTCTATACAAACTTTTTAGACGTTCCAAAAGGGAAGGTTTAGAATTGGTCCGTATATCTACTTCGGAAATGGTTTCATCCTCTACACCTTGTGCAGTAGGCATAAGTTCGTCATTTTCCTCAATAGATACAGGAAGTAGCATTTCTTTATTAATGGCTTGTTTGGCTTCAATAGGTGTCATTACACCAGCTTGCATACAAGTTACAATGCGTTGCAATTTAGCCCCTTTGATATTTTCTTCCTGCTCGGCAGATAATACACGTAAGGGTTCAAAGTCAATCTTAAGGTTTTCTGGTACATAACCAAGCCACATAGCACAGCAAATCTCTAGGACTTTCAACAGGTCTTTGCGTGATTTAGACCGAATTTCGGTTTCAATCATAGCATTGTAGTTTTCAATGTCATCTTCCCCAGAATTAAACCCAGCGGCACTAATACCGAATAGTTTAGTAAGTGGCATACGAAGGTCAGCTGCAATCTGCATACGAATTTCACGCATAATTTCGGCAATACCTGTAAAGCTAATCTGCTTGGTTTCGTATTTGTCATCATTATCCATTACTAGTGCATTTTGATAATTTTTAAGCATATTAGCCATCTGTACACGTTTGGTAACAGCATCAGAACCTTTAGGACTCATTAAAGCAGTATTAAATCCTTTAATCCCATAGATGTCTACTTTAAACTCATCAAGGACTTCAAAGGATAAGTTTACACTCTTAAGATATTGGTTGTAAGAACGGACTACAGGTTCAATAATGGAAACACCCCAGCCACGAAGTTTTGGCCTAATAAGTGAGGGGGCTTGTTTCCCTTCCATTCTTAATACACGACTATGATGAATTTGTTTGCCATAATAGTTATAGTAGTCAGGATGTTTATCTAATTCACCTGGGTCAAATTGGTCTACGCTAGTAATCCCATAGTAAAGTTCCCACATATCCACGGGCTTAAAAGTAATTTCATCGCCTTGTTTTACATTATGGACATCAAAAGGTTCTTTCGGGTCATCATTATTGATAATGAGTAAAGCCCCTCCACCAAATAAGCGTGTCCATTTTTTGGCTTGAGTAAATCGCTCTAAAACGCCTTCACGCTCTATACGATAGTTAAGTTCTTCTATTTCATCTTGGCTTAATTCATCACAAATTACTTCAATACCACCACGGAAAGCATCATCTACGGGGAGGTCTACCAGGGTTTGTACAATACCGTGTTCTACATACAGTTCGCTTAATACCTGGCGAATATTTGATACGAGATACCAGCGGTTATTCTTGAAAAGGGTTTCTGTTTGGCTTACTTGGGTACTACCGAAAGCGGTTCCTAGTCCATAACCGCCGAGAGAGGCAATAACAGATGAGAGAGAATTTGTTACTTCTTGGGTGATGTCTTTTGAGTTTTCTTTAGTTTTTTTACTCATATTAGGCCCTATATGATGAAGTTTTACTCGGCTATTATACTAAATTTTAGGTGTTTTTGTCAAGGTACGTTTTAACCATTTATGTTTGTAAATCTCTTTGGCTACGTATTCTGGCTTAAGGTCTTGCATACAGTGAGCTTTACATTCTAGTTGGTCTTTTCTATTACATAACGGATATTTATGCGTGCCCCATTCATAGCAGGGGGTACAAGTCCCAGCCCGTAGGTTTAGATTAAAACTACGCCCCTGGTTTTCTATAGCAGTAGGCCCAAAAAGAACCACAGATTTACCACCTAGGTGCTGATTATAGATAGATAGTCCGCCTTCCATATCTATATGAAATAAAGCTCCACGCAATATAGTAGCCGTTTGGTACATAGTAGTAGCATCTACTAAATTCCTGTAAACCCCTTTAACTGGTAAGCAACTCCTTCCTTTCCCTATCTGTACCACGGGAACATTCAATAATTCAACTAATCTATTCCAATGCTCTATAGGCCAGGATTTAGTACATACATAGTTTGGGTCTATTGACCTGCCAGATAAATCCCCATATCCTGTATTTATAGTAATATACTTTTCTGGTAAATTAAATCCGTGCGGGCCATAATCAGGAAAAG